AGTTATTTTGTAAAACTCGTTTATTAAATTGTAGTAATGAAAATTTTCTTCTTTTTTCAAAGTTTGAATTCTACAAGTGTCATCAACATGAGTTATTCCAGGTGCTTTTTTATTTTTAATTTTAAATACATAAGACATAAAAGGTGTTTCTTTTTTTGATTTTAGATAAAACCATTCATCAGCATATTGATGTAAAATAGTTCCAGCTGTTGGTCTGAACCATTCTCTTTCTTTTAATCTATTTAAAAGATCTCTGCCATTATTGTCCCTAGGGTCATACAAAAAAGATCTATTGCCTAAGGCTCTTTTACCCATCTCATTTCTACCTTGATATATAGCTACAATATTTTTATTGCTAATAAGTTCTGCAACATCTTTATACGTTACAAATTTAAATTTTTCTTTTTGAAATGTATTTATTAAAGAATAATTAGGAGAGTCTCCTAAAAATAAACTAGTTATTTTATTTTTTACAAATTTATTTGTATTTATTTTCCAAAGAGCTGCTCCCATAGAAATTCCACTATCATCCGCAAATGGGTCTACATACAAATTAGGGCAAATATCAAGTATCTTTGAATTAATTACAGTGTTTTGAAACACTCCACCAGACACACATAAATTTCTTTTTTTATTTTTAATAATATTTTTTACATATTTTAAAATAATATCTTCTGAATTCTTTTGAACTACGCAGCATCCTAATAAGTCATCACAATTTTTTAACTTAAAAAGTTTATTTTGAATAAAAACAAAATGATTAAATTTCGTAGTGTATATTTTTTGTACTTTTATATTTTTTCCAAAAGATGATTTACCCATGACCGAACCCGGTCCTTTATATCCATAAAGTTTTACGGCCCATTCAAACAGATGTCCTATACTTAAGGTATTTAAATAAATATTTTTACCATCAATATAATCTTTATCTGAAGAAAATACTTGAAATATTTTCTTATATTTATTTTTGTTAAAATAATATAGCGAAACTATTTCTTTACCTTTATCATCGTTTGATCCAAATCCATCCATAATTAAACAAAATGAATCTTCATATCCTGAGTTATAAAAACTAGCACATGCGTGAAAGAAATGATGTTCTTTTTTTATAGAAAAAATATCACACGTAATATTAAACAAATTAAATGTTTCTCTAATTTGTTTTTTATTGGTTTCAGTATATTCGTTATCTCCTCTGGCACGGACAAATATAATTTCATCAAATTTTTTATCTCTATATTTCTCTAGTAATGTTTGCCAAGTGTCACTGTATTTTATTGAATTTAATCTTTCCGCTTCTTGAAAGTAAATAATTTTATTATCTTCTACCTCACAAAGAGAAGCATTATGAGAATCATGTAGTGCTAAAACTTTAGACATGATGGCTGTAATATGTTACTTTCATTATCTTTAAAACTGATATATAAACTATTATATGCTACAAAAATTAAATTTCAAGCCTGGTTTTAACAAAATGGTCACGGATTCAGGGGGAGAATCTCAATGGGTAGATGGAGATTTTGTTAGATTTAGATACGGACTACCTGAAAAAATAGGTGGATGGTCACAACTTACTAACTCCAATAACACTTTACCTGGAGCAGCACGTGCTCAACATGCCTTTATTAGTATTGCTGGTGAAAAATATGTAGCTATAGGAACTTCACAAGGTTTATTTTTATATTACAGCGGAGAATTTTTTGACATTACACCTTTGGCTACAGCTATTACTGGAGCTGATTTTGATGCAACATCAGGTTCTGCCACAGTCACTGTAAATAAAACAGCACATGGATTATTAAATGGAAGATATGTAAAATTTTCATCTGTTACAGTTCCAACAGGATCAGGATATGCAACAACAGACTTCACAGAAAATACTTTTGAAGTTTTAAATAAAACTGCAGACACTTTTGAGATTACCATGCCTTCTAATTCAGCAGGCACGACTTCTGGAACAGGATCTGCACAAATAGATCCTTATGTAGTTGTTGGTCCAACGTTTCAAACCGCAGGTTTTGGTTGGGGTACAGATACATGGGGCTCAAGCACATGGGGAACTGCAAGTGCAACCAGTGACGTGACTCTGGATCCAGGGCTCTGGAGTCTAGATAACTTTGGTCAAATATTAACTGCAACTATTCATAATGGTAAAACATTTACATGGAATGCAGGGACAGTTAATGCAAGAACAGTTAGAGCAACCGTTATGACTGGTGCACCCACTGCATCAAGATTAACACAAGTATCGGATAGAGATAGACATGTATTTCATTTTGGAACAGAGACAACTATTGGAGATTCATCAACACAAGATCCAATGTTTATTAGATTTTCAAATCAAGAAGATTTTAATACTTATCAACCAACAGCAACTAATACAGCAGGAACTTTTAGATTAGATAAAGGGAATGAAATTGTAGGTGCTGTGTCTGGTAAAGACTACACATTAGTATTAACGGATTCATCTGCATATGTCATTCAATATGTTGGACCACCATTTACATTTAGTGTTAGACAAGTTGGTACTAACTGTGGATTGATTGGACAAAACGCACTTACTTATTCTAATGGTATAGTGTTTTGGATGTCAGGTGAAGGTGGATTTTTTATGTTTGATGGTACTGTAAAATCATTACCATGTCTTGTTGAAGATTTTGTGTTTACTACAACAGGAGATAATTTAGGAATTAATTATAATGCAAGTGATATAATATATGCAGAACACAATACTTTATATAATGAAATAAATTGGTTTTATGCAAAAAATGGTACTGATCAAATTGATAGATGTGTAACATATAATTATGCAGAAAATTTATGGGTAACTTCTTCTTTAGCCAGAACATCTTACATTGACACAGGTGTCTATGATTTACCATATGCAGCTGAGTATGATAAAACTGCCTTACCTAATTTTCCAATTCAAGGTATTACAAATACTTTTGGTGCGTCTACTTACTATGAACACGAAAAAGGAACCGATCAAGTCAATAGCTCGGGTATAACATCAATTGATGCTTTTATTAAATCAGGTGATTTTGATATTACTAACACTAATAATGTGGCTAATTTACAAGGTGATGGCGAATTTATTATGTCTATGAAACGATTTATACCAGACTTTAAAGTACTAACTGGTAATTCAAAAGTAACACTATTATTAAACAACTATCCAAGTGATACAGCATCTAGTTCACCCCTTGGACCCTTTACAATAACATCATCCACTGATAAAGTAGACACTAGAGCTAGAGGAAGACTACTTGCAATTAAAATAGAAAATGATGCTATAGGTGAGACTTGGCGTTATGGAACATTAAGAGTAGATATAAAACCAGATGGAAGAAGATAATGGCTAAAATAACTGCATATGTACCAGAACCAAAACAAGAATATGATGTAGAGAATCAAAGACAAATTTTAGAATCTTTGTCTACTTTAAAAGACCAACTTAATTTTTCATTTCAAGATGATTTAAGAAAAGAATTAGAAAGATTTACATGGTTTAATTCAAGGTTTGGTTGCTAATGAGTTCATGTAATAATGTAAATACAACAGGTGGAACTATTCCAGGTACTAGTGATATAGATTTTTTTCTTGCAGTTGCTAAAGGTGATTTTACTGGTTACACAAATGTTTCTAAATTTGGTTCTAATCCAGATATTAAATCATCGGGATTTGAAACTATTTGGGATGGTAGTAATTTATATCCATGGCCAACAGCTGCAGATACTTTAGATGTTGTAAGTGATGATGCTAATGATGATGATGGAAGTACAGGTGCAAGAACTATTGAAATACAAGGATTAGATTCTTCTTGGAACATCTTAACAGAAACAGTTACTATGGATGGTACAACTACTGTTACAACTTCAGGAAACTTTTTGAGAGTATTTAGAGCAAGAGTAGTTACAGCAGGATCAAGTGAAACTAACGAAGGAACCATCACTATGAGTCATACAACTTCTGGAGATTTACTGGCACAAATTAGTTTTAACACAATTGGACAGGGTCAAACATTAATGGCTTTATATACAATACCTGCGGGTAAAACTGGGTTTATTATAAATATAAACTTTTCATCTGCAAAAGATAGTGAGCATACATTTAGATTAATGACTAGAGACAACACTGTAACTGACGCTGCATGGAATGCTAAAGAATATGCATCAGCCAGAGGTGGGTTTAATAATTGGAGAAAGTTTGCAATTAACAAAGTGACAGAAAAAACTGATATAGATTTTCAAGCAATTGCAAATAATGCATCAGCATGTAATGGAGGATTTGAGTTAATACTCATAGATAATTAATGGCAAACTTTTATAAAAACGCATTCTATGATCCAACAGTTACAACAGCTGTAACAACATACACTTGTCCGAGTAATGCAAATGCAATTATACAAAATATACAAGTAACTAATGAATCAGGATCAAAAGTAGTTAAAACTCATGTAACAGACAGCTCTGCATCTACTTCTTTTGTTGTTGCATATGCTTCTGTAACAGGTCCTACTATTTGTAATTTAGCAAAAGGACCTATTATTCTAGAAGATAATGATTCAATTGCTCTTGAAACTTCTGATACATCTGGTATAAGTGCCACACTATCAATACTAGAAATAAGTAGAGAGGATCAAAATGGCTAACGAAGATTTATTAAAAATAGATTGTACTACAACAGTTACATTTAAAAATACAAGAACAAATAAAGTATATAAAGACGAAGCAGAAAAAGAAGCTGATATAGCTGATCCTAATACTGAAACAGTGGCAGAACATATTGCACAAGATATTAAAGTAGAGGTATCACCGAAAGGATTAAACGTTTTACAGAAAGTTATGAATCAAAATAATGACAAACCAAAGTCCTAGAGGTGGAACAGAATTACAATTTGAATATTTAATAAAACATGTTGATCCAAAGTTATTAGATCAAGTTCAAATTTGTACATCAGTTCCAGGTAAAGTACCTTTACATCCAAATAAGCTAAATATTCTTTGGCAAAAAAATTCTTGGGATCAACCTAATTTAAAACCCTGGTTCAGTGATAAATCAAATCATGATAAATATGATTGGTATGTATTTAATTCTAATTGGAACTTTGAACAGTTTACAAAAAGATTTGATTTACCAAGAGAAAAATGTGTAGTTATTAAAAACGGTATTGAAGAAGTAAAACCTATTGCAACACAATATAAAAAAGGTGAACCTATAAAAATAGTACATCACTGTACACCTTGGAGAGGATTAAATGTGTTGTTAGGTGCTATGCAATTAGTTAAGAATCCATTAATTA